AGCTATCCGACATTCGTAAAATTTCCGACCTGGTAAAGCACTTGAAGGAAAAGAACTTTGGTGAAATGCGGAAGTGGTGTGTAGCCAACTCTGACATTGAACCTGCAAGAATCTATCGCAAGATTTATGATGGTCTGTATGAGTATATGAAGCCGCACAGCATCCCGCAGGCTGTGGTTACAATTGGTAAGTATCAGTATCAATCTGCTTTTGTTGCGGATCAAGAAATCAATCTCGTTGCATGTCTGACAGAATTGATGGTGGATTGCGAGTATGTCTAAAAGAGGTAATTATACAGGAGGGTCATCACTTATCAAGACAATGACCAAGAGTAGGGCAAAACATTTAGATGAGAGAATGTACGATCATCTAAAAAATGCAAAGCCGAGAATGAGTGATGAACCTTTAGATCGTGAAGAAGTAAGCAAAATACTTCATGCTGAAATCAAAGAAGATCAGAAACAGATTAAAAAGCGCCTTAGGGAACATGCTAAACTTCTTTCGAAAGATAAGAAACTTCAAGAAAGATATGAATTCTTAGAGAAAAAAAAATCTGAAAATCCATCGCAATATCCAAAGTTAAACAAACGCTAATGACTGATTTATTCAAAGACATTATACCTTCCATTCAACAGACTAAGAAGGTAGTTATCTCACAAGAGAACGAACGAGATTATGTCCCGTTCGTTGTTAATCGTTCACTGTCATTCCATCATGACATTGTAATGTTTGCTAATGAGATGAACAAGCATCCAAATTTGGATGGTCTCATGCAGTACCACTATTTGCTAAATACTGTGAGGGGCTATAAGCGCCCTTTTCAAAAATGGCAAAAGCGTGAGATTATTGAGGATTTGGATGCTGTAAAGGAATACTTTGGTTACTCAAATGAAAAAGCCAAAGAAGCTCTTTCCATCTTGTCTGACGCTCAGATCGAACAGATCAAAAAGAATTTAAATAAAGGTGGTTTGAATGTTAGACATAAGAGAACTAGTGGAGGTAACGCTACCAGATCCAGATAGCTTTTTAAAAGTTCGTGAAACACTATCGCGTATCGGTGTTGCATCCAAAAAAGAAAAGATACTATATCAGTCATGTCATATTCTGCACAAGCAGGGCAAATATTACATAGTACACTTTAAGCAACTGTTTCTACTAGACGGTAAAAGTTCCGATTTTTCTGATGAGGATCGCGGTCGTTTGAATACGATTGCTAACTTGTTAGATGAATGGGAACTTATTTCTTTGGTAGATACCGAGAAGTCAAGAGAACCTGTTGCACCATTATCGCTTATCAAGATCATACCTTACAAAGAGAAGTCGGAATGGAACCTTGTGACTAAATATAACATAGGCAAAAAGCGCAAGGAATAATAGACGATGGCACAGTTTCGTAAAGATACGCATACATATTTACCTCAAGAAACAACTATTTTTGAAGTTGTTATGCTTGCAGATCAGTACGGAAATCTGGTAGGTCCAGCAAATCCATCTGGTGTAGCAGTAGATGCTTTTGGTCGTTCTAGAATATCACAGCCAATAACACTCTTTGATTCATTTCATCGATATAGAGAAAATGATAAGTGGAATACAGCAAACTCCGCAACTGGTAGTTCTTACTCTTATAATGCAAACTCAGCGTCTATTTCTATGTCTGTTGGTACAGCAAATGGTAATTATGTCTATAGAGAAACCACTAAAGTATTCGCATATCAACCTGGTAAATCATTACACTTCTTACAGACATTCGTTTTTGCTCCAGCACAAACTGGACTAAGACAAAGAAATGGATACTTTAGTTCCGAAAACGGAATATACTTAGAGCTTGATGGTAATACATTAAACTTAGTTGTTCGTTCTAAGAGTTCTGGCGTAGTAACAGAAACCCGTGTGCCGCAATCAGAATGGAACATTGATAAGCTTGACGGTACAGGTCCTTCCCTGTATACTCTAGATATTGCTAAAGCCCATATCTTTTGGGGAGATGTAGAATGGCTTGGTGTCGGTACAGTTAGATGTGGATTTGTAATCAATGGACAATTGATACACTGTCATTCATTCCATCATTCTAATTTGATAACATCAACATACATGACCACTGCGTGTCTGCCTTTAAGATTTGAAATTGAGAATAAAGCCACAGTAAGCAATACAAGCACAATGCAAGCCATCTGTTCTTCTGTTATTTCGGAAGGTGGTTATGAACTACGTGGTGATCAGTATTCAATTGGTCATTTACCTAACTCTTCATACACACTAACAGGCGCAGGCGTATTTTATCCTGTTGCTGCAATTAGATTAAGAAGCGATAGACCTGATGCAATTGTTTTGCCTAAAAATATTTGTATTTTAGGTTTAACTGGCAACGGTTCTAGAATTGCTTATAAGCTTGTTTCAGGTGCTAATGTTGTTGGAGGAACATGGATAAATGCTGACACTGCAAACAGTTCTGTTCAGTATAATCTTACTGCAACATCTATGTCTGGTGGTAGAGACTACATAACAATGTATCAAGCTGTTAACAATCAAGGTTCAGTAGCACAGGGTGTTATTGGTAATGATATATTCAGACACCAACTTGAACGAAACAGTTTTACAGGAACAAACACAACGTTTGTTCTTGCTGTTGCGGGTGCAGGTTCAGCCGACACGGTTCTCGGTGCAATAGACTGGGAAGAAATTAGTTAATGACAATGGAGTATATTATGAATAGATTGAACGTATATAAGACACATCCTGATATTGTATTGCCGAAGTTTGCTACAAAGCAAGCTGCATGTTTTGACTTATCATATCAAGCAGCAGGTAAGACAGAGTATTCTGGATACAACTCTTTCAACGCACCTTTCACTAGACCAATATCTAATGGTGCAATTCGTATCATGCCGGGTGATCGAATTCTAGTGCCAACTGGACTCATCTTTGATATTCCTCAAGGATATTCGGTTCGCATTCATCCTCGCTCAGGTCTTTCATATAAGCAAGGACTTATTCTAGCTAATCTAGAAGCTGTTATTGATTCTGATTACATTCAAGAAACATTTGTTCTTTTGAGTAATCGTTCCGAAGTAGACATCACTATAAATAATGGAGATAGGATTGCACAAGCTGAACTAGTGAAGAGTGAAGAATATGTATTATGGGAAATTATGGAAGCACCTCAGCAGAAGACAGATAGAACAGGTGGATTAGGTTCTACTGGCGTATCATTAAACGTAGAAGAAATTGTTCCTCAAAAGAGAGGACGAGGTAGACCAAAGAAGGTAGCGTAATGCCAGGAGCCCATAGACACGGTGATAGTAGATTTTGTGGTGCTACAACAAAAGTAATCGGTCAAAACAAAGTTACTGTTAACGGCAGACTTTGGGCAGTTGAAGGTGACATAGACACTCATTGCGATCAGGGATCACTATCTGCTGTTTACGGTCCACCTTCAATCAAAATTGGTGACAAATACATTATTTGTGGTGTGGGTGATGTAGCAGCACCAGATAAGCTTGCTTGCTTCATCAAGCATCCGACAGGTGCAACAAATCCATTAGGGCATTCAGTTGATGTTCTTGTTTATGGCGGAAAAGCTGGTGGTGGTAAATGAGTTGGTTCTTCAATGAAACTGTAAGATCGGGCAACTCACAAGCTAGAGTGAAGAATTATTATCCAGACACAGGTCTATTAGTTATTTACGATATATACGGCGTTTTTGAAGTTGGTGATACAATTATTGGTGACGAGAGTGGAACAAGCTTAACTCTTTCTGAGTTTAATATATCATACGATTTCGATCTGTATTATGATCCTAATTATTGGGAACCTATTCTTCCTAATGTTGTTTATGATGAGGGTACTGGCGAATTCGTGGCATTAGAAGAACACTTTACAGGAACAGATAATCAAGACTATCAAACAACATATCTAGTAGTAGTAGACTAATGGCAGTACCTTTAAGTAATCTATCAGCAACATGGGCAACATCATCTTCATCTGTTAACACAGCTATAAAGATGAATGTGACTGACACTCAGTCAGCAGCAAATTCTAAACTTCTTGATCTACAAGTTAGCGCAAATTCTCAATTCATCGTATATAAAGATGGTCGCATAACAGCTGGTGCTGCACCTGATATAAATCCAACAGCTATCATTGAAGCTTGGTCTAGAGATAAAGGCATTCTCTTTCCTCGTATGACAACTGCGGAAAGAGATAACATCCCTAATCCACCAGACGGTCTTGTTATCTATAACGAAACTTCTGACTTTTTACAAATTAGAAGAGCTGGTGTTTGGACAAATGTTGGTGATGTTGGTGCACCCGGTGCATTACCTGAAGTTGCCAAAACACTATATGTTGCTACATCTGGAAGTAATTCAAATGCGGGAACGAGTGAGTTTACTCCTTTTGCTACAATAGAAAAAGCTGTTGAAGTAGCAACAGCAAGAGCAGAACCGACAATCATCAAAGTTGGTCCTGGCATATACACATCAAACGGTCACATTGATCTTCCTGATAACTGTG